CAAACAACGTTCTCGCGCCGCGATTTTCCAGCCGGGTGATGCCTGGCTGATTGTAATACAGCGGCGCGAGAACGTTGTTTGAGCCGTTGATCACTTCATTTGCAATATTGGCGTCAAGATTGATGATAGCCCAGGCGATCGTGTACCAGTAGTTAAACGGGTTGCCGTCCAGCATGTGACCCCACACCAACATGGTGTTAGTCAAGCCACCCTCCGCCGCAGTCGCAATATAATTAATATTGGCGGCTTTCAGCGTGGTGAGCAGTGCTGAATTACCGACGGTCGGGTACGGGGTGACGCCGTACACAAAGCTGAAGCACAGCGGGCTAACTTGTTGCGCGCTAGACGGGTTGTAATTCAGCGTGACGTAAAATGCCGCCGCGCAAGTAAACTCGGTCGCGGGCAAACCTGGCGCCTCAACGTGGGCAAACACGCAACTGTTCAGCGATGTCCAGTTTGTGTAAGTGCTGATCGTAGTAGTTACGAAAAATTTAACCAACGCCGACGGGGTGTTGAACTGACCGACGAACGTCTTAAACGTCGGCTCGGTATCCCATTCACGCGGAACTAGGTAACTGAAGAAAAACTGGGGGTTCGCGTTGATGTAGGTATTGAGCGCGGTCACGCCATCAGCTGGGATGCCCGGTCCGAATTCCAGCACGTAAACCGATGCCGACTTACCTTGAGCAAAGAACGTCGTCACTTGCGCAATCAATTCCGCCACGTCCACGTCAGTGACGAGTCCGAACACGGTTGCTGCCCCGGGGTTACTCACCAGCGGATAGGTGAACGTGCTGGTGCCGGTGATGGTTGCCTGGAACGTACCGTTGTACGCTGCAGGTGTCATGCCTGCGACGGTCAGGCCGATAGTCTCGGCGCTGGGATATCCGTGGGGCGCGGTGGTCGTAACCGTCACCACGCCACCCGACCATACCGCACTGGTGATTGCCTTGCCTGCGGTCAGCAGCGGCGTCAGGTCGCTATTCTGGGTCAGCAACGAATATGTGCCGGGGGCCAGCGACGTGCCACCCTGCGAGGCAATCGCCCCAGTGCGGAGCAGCTTGCTCGGCGCGGGCGGATTCGTCACGCTGACGTTAATCTGTACAATCGGGTTTGCCATGGATCAGGCTCCTGTTAAACGTACGCCACTGTCAGGGTCTGGCCGGTGCCGGGGGTGACGACAATACCAACCAGGCATGGCCATTCGAGGCCCACTTGTCCAACGGACGCCGGGATGGCTGCAATCTGGTTGCCGATCGCAGCAGTACCGGTGGTGGCACAATCGTTTGCGGATCCAGCAGTTGAGCCTGCGACCAGCACATTAATGCGCACCAGGCGGCCGGGGGTGGCCTTGACTACAGTCGCAGCAGTGATGTTGAGCGCCGATAGCACGCCGCCATGCTCAACGCGTAATTCGTTCTGAGCGTCGAGACGTTGCGAGGCATACGCGTTGCTGGTGTTAATGGCAGTGTTTGCCGCCAAGGGATTTTGAGGCATGGTTCAGTCTCCAAAGACGGCGGTGATCGCCGAAGTAATCAATTGTCGCGCGATATTACGCGACACTGTCTGATAATAGTTAACATCGAACTCGATAATCTTCTTAATCGCTATTGTACCAAGTTCCACTTGAGTGCGCTTTTCATCTTTTGGTACAGGGATGTTTGTAATCCCCATCTGCTCGCTATCCAGCGTGAATTGGTTCACATAGTCTAGAAAGTCAAGGGCCGAAAAATTGCGCAGACCATACATTGTTATTTTAACGCGATCTTTTGCTAATTGGTAATGGTTGGACTCGGAATCAATCAGCGGGGCACTTTGCACGCCCGACGTTTCCGAAATGTGAACCGTCGCGTAGGGTGGTGTGATGTTCTGGGTCGATAAAAACGACGGGTACATGGGCATGAATTTATTCAGACTCATCCAAATAGGTAGACTGTTTGACACGATGATGCTCGAACTGTCAAACGTGGTTACGTCGTCCACAATTTGGCTGAGCATGGCCGGAACGATAGCAACGCCAGAGTAGTGATAAATCCCCGCCTGGATGTAAAGTGGCGCACGCCGAGAGAATGAAAAACGCACGCCCATGAATTCACCGATGTACAGCACCTCCGGCCCGACTTCGTTGAAGGGGTCGATATCTGATTCTGCGGTGAAAATTACGGTGTTGCGGTCATATGCCTCGCTTTCTTCCATCACTACGTCGGTGGAGTAATGCAGCGAGCCCTGAACCACGATCGTAGGCGCAGGCGTGACCACTGTCAGCGGGACGTTTAGCGCGGTTGAGTTCAGCACGGCGGCGTTAGCCAGGGCACTGGCGCTTACCTGATCCGCCCGCACCCAAAATACAAAGCCGTCAAGCGGCAATACTAAGCGCACATACTTGGTGAATGTGATTGTTTGATTACGATCAATCGACTCGATGCCACCGCGCAGCGCTGCATTTAGCTGGGATTGGTTGCCGATACTCTCGCTCACGGTGGCCATTAGCTGCGCACCTCGGCGACCATGGAATCTCGGTACAGCATTGTGTCCTCGAATGATGCTCGGGGTTCGCCGCGTTCGCCCGATTTCTTGCGACTGCTCTTACCCAGAAGGGCGGCTTTCGTCGGAATACCTGCGCGGCCATCCATTTCCCGGTTGTCCAGGAAATTGTGAAATTCTTCCTGAATAAAATTCTCGGTGGTGCCAAACACGTTGGCGCTTGGCGGCGCTCCCGCCAGCAAGTTTTCCAGCGCGCCAGCCATCGTGTCGGCGAGGCTGTCCGCAATTGCCTGTTCTCGGCTGGCTGCGAACGTACCCATGATTTCATAGGTCGCCTCCAGGCGCTCGGCCACGTCCCCGGTGGTGCGCGTAGGAATCTTAGCGGTTGTGCCTCGCTTGGTCACGGTGCCGTTCTCTTTTGATTCAAGGTACGGCTGATCGATTACACCAAGCACTAGCTTCATGTGACCCCCCACAAGGTGCCGTAGCTCTGCGCAAACGCCAAATATTGCCGTCCCCAAGGGGTTTTCAGATTCTGCAAATCGGCCAGTGTCAACCCCTTCATCGCTTCGGGCGTAACTAGCGTCTGACTCGTCGATTCATCCGCAGATGCCCCCACAACTCCCGCCATAAACCCCGTGGAATTGAAGCTGGTGCGAATCGTTGAGAAATAATCAGACCCGGGTTGATCCGGTGCAAAATTAATCAGGTTGTCCCCCGCCAAGTTATACACGGCTAGCGCGTAAATTACTGACGACATTTGATTCAGTGTCAGATTCACAATTTCCAGCGCCACATCAAACGACATGGTGATGACTGGCGAATTGTCCGGCAGCGCGCTGGACGGAATACCCATCACGTTGCGGATAAACTGTAAATACTCGGCGATGGTCGGCATGCTTACTCCTTGCGCGGGCGACCGCGACCCCGTTTTGCATTGCCCACTTCGATTTCTTCAACCATTAATTCGTCACGGTCCGAATCGGCTCGGCCTTCTTCTTGGATCTCGACCGACACCCCGGACACTTGACCACCTGTGTTCTGGTTGAGTTGGTCACTGAGCGCGACGGCGGCTTGCTTGCGGTACTCGTGGCCGACCAGCGCCAGCACTTCATCGTTGTGGGCTGATGCGACAATGATTTTTTCCACATCAATCGGCTTGTCAAACTGGTAGCACGCTCCGATAAACGCCTTGGTGCGGTCGATGTCTGACACACGGGTCAGACCGTACAGGATGTGCTGATTAACGATGTAATCCAGCGCTGCTGAATCGGCGTCCTTGTAAACCTGGACCTGCGAGCCGATAGGGATAGTCTGCTCGCAAATTTTATCTTGATCCGGTGAGCGATACGTGAAATTAATGACCTGTTTGCTGCAGTTGCCGATGTACAGTTTCATGTTGAGCGCCTTGTGTATAATGGCCCTAGTCGTTTGACTATTACCGGTAGTTAAATGACAAGACCCCGTAACCGCCTTAAACGTTTACGGGGTCGCTCACATCATAGCACCGTGTCAGGAATATTGCATACTGACGATTGTCAGTGCTTCAGGACGAACACCCCAACCCGAGGTAGCACGCAGTTCGGAAACAACATCCACCGCGCCACCCGCCAGTGGGGTAGGGATTTCACGCGGCGCCGCCATGTCGCACAGCATCAGCGCGCATGCCTCCAGGCCGGGTGACAGCTTGGCGAACTCGTTGGTGTCGATGCGGTGTGCGCTCGGCTTCTTGATTTCCGGGATGTTAATAATTACCGCGTCGGTCGCGCCCGCGCCCTTGCCAATCAAGGTGTCATCGTAAACCCAGTCGATCTCGTCGCCGTTCAGATCCAGAATGTCCTTGACGACGCCTGCTGTCGGCAAAGTACCGCCACCAGCACGCTGGAACTGAGTCAGCTGCACGATATTCTGGTACTCGAATGCCCCCAGGGTGCGTTGCGGGCCGCAGACAGTGATTCGAGCAGGCATACCCAGTTGCATGCAACGGGTCTTCAGCGCGCTGATTTGGGTCAACAGGAACACCGCCATCTGACCGTTGTCGTACGTCACCACGGTGGTGTTACCGTTGCTATCGGGCGGCAACGACACGGCTGTTGCGCCGTTGGTATTAACCAGACCCTCGCCATTCGCCGGGTTGAAGCCGTACAGCAGCGAATTGCGCAGTTGTTGGAAAATACCCTGACGCATGCCGAGACGTTGAGCTTCGACCAGCGACGCACCCCATTGCCCGAAAGCCGCGGTGTCGTGATGATCGTACTCCGCCCGAACACGGAGCAGGTACGACGGGGTGGAAATCATGCGGGCGTTGACAGTGACGCTCGGCAGCATGTTGCCGGCGGCTTGCGCGGCAGTGACTTTGGTTCGGATATCAAACGCCTTGATGTAAGCGTACAGATCACCCTCGCCCAGGCGAACCATGGGGTTGCCGGTCGCCAGCGTGTCGAATGCGCCAGATGCTTGCTGATACTGCAGCAACACTTCCGGCATTACATACGACGGGTGCATCTGTACCCAGCTTGGGGTTACGTTAGCCATGAGTCATGTCCCTTTAGATGAGAATCAGAGCGGCGTTGCCGGTCGGAGTGAAGTTTGCAAAATTGTTTACCGAATCGTAAATAATGGTCTTGCTGTTGCCGGTCAGGATCTGCAACACCTTGACGGGCAATGCGGCCGAGGCTGCGCCAGCGGTGCCGAACGTGGTTTCAGAACCTGGGTTAGTCGCCAGCAGATAAGTAAACGTGGTGGTGCTGGTCACGGTGACTTGATATACGCCATTGTATCCCGCCGGTGCCGCGCCCGCGATGGTGACATACGCGCCTGTGCTCACGCCGTGAGCTGAGGTGGTGGTCACGCTCACCACGCCACCCGACCAAGTCAGACCCGTGATGGCCAGTGTGGCGGCCATGGTTTGATACGGAATCAATTGTTGGTTAGTCAGATCCCAGCCGACGAGCTGGTTAGACATGCCGCCATCCAACGATGCCAATGCCGCCGAGCACTGCACCGCAACGCGATTTTCCGAACCGTAGCGAACATACGGTACAGTCATGCCCGCCGAGAACATCGGCGCGCTAGATTGCGGGGTGGTGATGCCGTTGGAGCCTTGATTCAGGATCGAGAACCCGGCGATGTTGGCGGCGCTCAGTGCGCGACCAATAGTGGAACCCAGCACGCTATCACCGCCGGTCGGAATCGCCTCATAAATAGCGACACCTGCCCACATTGGCAGGGTTTCGGTGGTGGCCAGCGCGCCAGTCGAGATTGAGAATCGACCTGCAGGGTCGTCCAGCATCTCGCCCTGGTAGAAGCCGTTCGACTGAACGGAAAACGAGCCGACTACGTTGGTAGTGAGCGACGGGTTGATGCCGATGGTGTTAGCCATGTGTTATTGCCCCCTATTGATGCCAACGAGCCGACGACGGCTAGGCGATTTGAATTGGTCCCAGCACGCGGACGGGTCGCCAACGAACGAGGTGATACGGCGCCCGGTTGCGTCATTTTTCACGACTTCACGCAGGGTGTGTTTCGGCACATCGAGCGGCGACATGGCGGCGGATTGCGCGTCGGAATAAATCTGAGCTTCAATCACACCAAACAGCTTAGCGTCAGTGATGCTGGAAATATTCATGTCGGCGTAGGTTTTACTGTGCTTCTTGAATCGAGCGGCCATGCGCTGGCGGTATGCGAACGGCGATTCGCCAATCAGCGGAGCGGGCGCGCGCTCACCAAACGAATTGGCCACGCTATCGGCGCGAGCCTGGGAGTCGGCCAGGTCGGCTTCCTCACCGTCGGCGCGCTCACGTGGCTGACGGTCGGCAAGTTCGGCCACTTGGCTGCGCAGAGCATCGCCGTCTGCTTTGCTCATGTAACCGGCATCAGTGTCGGCAGCGGTCGGCATAGGTTCGGTGGGTAGATTTTCCGGCGCTTCCGCATCAGGCTTTGGTGCTTGCGCCGACACGAGTTTAGTCAGCAGTGCCAGCACCTGATCCATCTTGCTATCTTCTGATTTTTCCATCGCTTCAAGGTTCGCCCCTTCTGCGTCTGGTTTCTTTACTTCGTCCATATTTGGATCTCCGAGTTTATCAACTTTCACACCAGCCGGGGAACGGCCTTTATCCCACACACCACTTTCACAAATGGCGAGGTGGTCAAGCAATGACGGCTTTCCTTCAATCAGAATTTCCGTGTCGTCGTCAAGCTGCATTGTACTATTTACATCAGGATTATGAAACACCACGCTAGGCGAGGTGCTCATTTGCTCATTGCTCATAATCTGAATCGCGGATTCGTCGTAAATTCGGGCAACACCCCACACCTCGTCGCCGACGATATACGGCAGAACAATCGACCCTACGTTTCGCTCATGATATTCGTCAGACGTGAGCGACCCGTCTTCAGGATGCTCAAAAATCACGGGTAAGCCATTGCAGCGCGCCAGGAACGAATCGTTCAGATAATTTTCTGGGGGGCGATACGTGTACTCGTCAAATTTAGTCCGGTACGCCGTGCCGGTCCCGGTGATGCGCACGGCGAACAGTGCCATGTTGTCCAGAATCTGTGGCGATGGCAGCTCGCCGTCACGAATCGCAATAGCAATTTCAGTTTCGTTCATCGTTTAATCGCCTCGCGCCCGGATTTAGTCAGCATAGTATCGGGCAAATCGCGTAAATTGTACAAATACACATAGCTGCATGAGCAATATACCTCTTCACCCGGTGCGGTGATTTGATCCGTATATCCGTCTGGACCGACTTTGACCAGCCCTTTTTCTTGTGCCCAATTACCACGAATTAAATAAATTCGTTGGTCCCTATCTTTATGGTCCTGGCGATAGTCGTACCCAGGCGAGCGCCAGTGTGAGTGCCACTTGCCAGCCAGCGCGCCGCCATCCACGGCGAGGATGTTGTTCAGGCTTGATACAAATTTATGACCCTGGTCGATAATTACCCGGCGCTCGACAAACGGCAATTGAGCCAGCGATTTGCGCACGTCGGCTTTTACGTATTGCTTATCGACCGCACGCGAACCACCTGCAGGTATGCTGGTCGCCCAGCCGCTGAATCGTTGAAGCGTTTTCTCAATGGCGGCCTGCCGATTCAGTTTAATCAGATTGGCGCTGGCCATGATTCGTCGATCCAACTCGGCGCGTAATGACGGCTTGACCCGATCAATTGTGAATCGCGCTATGCCGGGATGCGTGCGGAGAATGCCGCCGTTGTCGATCTGCTTGCGGAACGTTGCGCGGAACGTGTCAATCATGCGACGCGTCACCAGATCCTCGGACACCATTGCGCCACCCGCTGCAGAACGGATTCTCGACTCCCAGGCGGCAAGCTGCTCGGGTGTCTGATATCCGTTCGTCTCGAATTCCCGAATCGCTTCGGTCAGCATCTCGTAAAATGTCATAGTGGACGCTCGCCTTTAGGCTCGGGTTCCGGTGCGGACGGCTCCATCATAGGCTGCGGCGGCTCATAGTCAGCCATGGCCTGAGCATCGATTTCCAGCGGCGACGTAAACATGAGTTTATTCTCGTTCATGTTGTCGGCGGCCCACTGAACGATTCGTGCTTTATTATCCGGGTCGGACTGCGGCAACAAAATTTCAAGCAGCGATACGATTGCCTTAAATTTGATGTCCTCGACTTTAACCTTTTCCGATTCGGGTTCAATCAGAAACGACGGCCACTCGGCGGTAAACGAATTTTTCCACTGGTAAAACGCGGTATTAAAATCGACGTCGGCATATTCCGGGAACTCGGCTTGAATCGCTGCGTAAAACGCCGGGTTCCAGGCGCGATACTGAACGATCACGTCGAAGAATCGATACAGGTCAGACATGGTGCCACGCAGATTTTCGATGTATCGCGCCACCGCTTTAGCATCCTCGGTACCCTCCCCGAAACCCTCAGCAAACGTTTCGCCGTTCAGCAGTTTGGCGGGCATGTCCGCAGCGCTGGCGATATTTTCAAGGATGTTCTTCCGACTCTCAGACATGGCCATATTGACATTGGTCATGTCCAGGGTCTCAATGCTTTCCGTTTCGGATATTGAGATGACGTTCCCGGTCTGCGCCTGTTGCAACAAACCCCGCTTGATGTCGGTGGCTTTCTGCATCAGGTTGCTCACGATTGACCCAGCGGGTTTCATTTTTGCCACGACCGCGCCAGCTTTGAGCGCCACCAGGTCGTCGGTGAGCATCGACTGGATAAATGACTTGAGTGGGAATAGGGCACGCTGAAACACGGAGCGGCCCACAAAGCCAAATGACGACGAAGTGAAGGCGATGTATACCGGATTCTCGTTCATGACCACACACGCCCGGCTTCGGTGATACGGCTGACCCGCGACGGCGACACCTTGGACCTTTTGGTAGTCTGGCGAATTGGGATCCTGATTGAGCACCAGCGACCCGGCGGTATTCAGTGGGTCCAAGACGTTGAAATATAGATCGAGGTCTGGCAATTCCGTGAGTTCAATCGGGGTGTCGGTCGGAACTTTCGGTGCACCGAAAATGATGGATCCGATACCGTAAGTGCGGACGTTGGTCATGACGGCAGCAATGTGCTCGTCGCATTTCAATCGACCCCATTCGGACAAAAATGCCTCGCGCACTTTCTCTTCGGGCCCGTTAGGGATACTGATCGTTCGCGGCTGGGATTGCGCCAATTTAACCGGACCGTCCACCATTTTGCCACCAAGCGGGTGATACAGGTAAATGGTTTTGCAAATCTGGTACGACGGGTCGCTACCTGGCTCAATAGTATCGGCGTTCATCAAGTCGGTAAGTTGTGACCCGAGGCCTGTTCCGGTAATTGATAAAGTGCTCATTAAAAACCCTCGCTATCGCCCAGGCCGATGGCCACGCCGTAAGTAAACGTATCAAATAAATCGTCGGCTTGGTCCTTCTCGCCGATTTTAAAGCCTAGCACTTGCGTGAGAAAATGATTGCGTGTCATTTCCTTATACGTCGTGAGTTTATCATATGCGTACCGGGAAATCTTCACCTCACCGCGATGCACGTGACCCGATATCGATACGGCGCGCTCCTCTTTACCCACGGCGGTCAGCTTACTATCGATTGCGTGCACGTTCCAGCCGCGTCTGACACCCTGCTGAATCAGGATGATACCTGACGCCTTATCTTCGATGTGGATGCCCTGGGAGCCATACCGCGCCCCGCAAATACCCGCCAACTCCTCGCAGCGGGCGAACTGACTTGGCAACCACGCTTCAAGCAGCGACCCTTCAATCTGAATCAGCTCCCAATCCAGCACAATCAGGTGTGGCGTAGGGAATCGGCAGTAGCCCCAGAACGTAATCCCCGTCCCGTCATTCTTCGACCCGGTTTTAATTGCGCTATCCAGCGTGGCATAAGCGGTATCGATTTTTTCCGGGTATGGGACCGGCTCGCCGTCCTGCAGCATCGCGTCCAGGCTGAAAAACATCGCGCCGGACCAATCCACGAATTCGGCCAGGTACTCTTGCTGATAAACTAGTGGGGGGACCTCTGACGGTAGCTTTGCGAGCGCCTCCCGACTAATCATGGGATTTGCCGAGGTTGGAGCGTGAAATTCTTTCCAGCCCAATTTTTTATTAGTGCATGCCTGATAGAAGAAATTTTCGTCATCGACGCCCTTCGGCGTCCCGGCCATGATTGCGTCACCACCATAATCCAGCAGTGTCGGCGCAATCGACTGCTCCCAGGTGTCACGCAGCCCACGCTTGACCAGCGAACCCTCGTCGATAATCACGTGGTGATATTTACGCGACCGGCCGGCGTCCTCGTCGTTCAGGGTCCAAAATTCAATCGCGCCCCCGGTCTCCAATTCGATGATGGCATCAATCTTGGAGGCGGATTTTACAAGTGGCCGCACCATCTGCAAAATGCGCTTGTAGGTCGGCAACAGTAGCTTATACGTCGGAGAAAACCAGCCTGTCAGATCGCCGTGAGCTCCCCAGTTCGACGCGATATTTTCCAAGGCTGTCGTTTTGCCATAGCGTCGCCCACAACGCCACACGCTGAATCGCGCACGGTTTTTATAAATTCTGGATTGGTCTGCGTGAAATTTTTGCAGATGGATTGTATCGCTGTTAGTCATCGGGTGAATTTACCACGCGTATAACACGCTCGGTATCCCGCTCTTTGACAGCCTCCTTGTTGGCCGCCAGGAGGTTTAGCGCGGTTTTCTCCGACTCGTTGGCCACTTGGGTGAGCCCTGCAATCACGCGCTGCATCTTCTGGCCCTCATCGGCGCCCGCATTAGTCCGTGTCACCATTTCGGCATGGAACCCCGCTACGGCCTTCAGATGCGCCCCCGTACGTGCGCCGGAAATAGCACTATCAGCCAGGTACATCGATGCCGCCCGAAGTTTGTTTGCCAAGCTTACGGCAGTGATTTGCGAACTCGCAGGAAGAGCCTTTAAATTTTGCTCCGCTGCAAGTATTTGATTTGCAACGGTTTTAATTTGTTTGTTTTGCGAACCAAAGCGTTTATTGATGGCGACATCGCTGACGCCGAACTCGCGCCCCAGTGGTCGTGATTTTTCGCCGGCCAGCAAACGTTGTTGAATTTCAGCCCATTGTTTGTCGGTCAGCTTAGACGGTCTGCCCATGCTATTCACCCCGTGTCTCAATGTTCGCAGTGTAGCGCAGGCCGCCGATTGATGCACCCCCACCGACACCCGCGATCAGCCTATGGCATCCCGCAATGCGGTTTGCTGCCACGGCGGGGGCTCTACATGCGCGTGTAGCGCTATAGGATATCTGCTAGGTCCTCCGACGAATCTAAATCGCTATATGACGCTATCTCTGCCGCTTTCTGCTTTTCAGCCGGGCGCGCTGCCTTGCGCAGCTTATACACTTCCCGGCTGCGCGCGGCGCCGCACGGGCGACAGGTAGCCATGAATCCGATAGATGCACTTGCCGCCGAACTAGGCGGATAACAGTTCAAAAGTCGAGACTCCCCGCATTTAGCACATTTGATCGTATCGGTTGTGCTCTCCGTTCCCGTCGCACGTTCCCGGTGGACGCGCAACTTTTGCCGTGCGTACTCTGCGCGCCCGCAATCCAGGCAAACGCCATACGACCAGTTGCCGGGTTTTGAAGTTCGGTACATCTCTTTTTCGTTTTTGCAGATTTTGCAGATTGCCATTTTGTAATCCCTAAAAATGTTGGGTATCTACGCTGCCATGTGCCTGCCACGCCTGGAATGTCTTCTCCAAGGAGAGACATCCCTATCCGTGGCGCGGGGCGTGGCACACACATGGTCAGCTAGGATTATACCGGGAATGCCTGCCACGCCGTGCCACGCGTGGCACACATTCCAGGCATGGCAGCTTTTTATGCGGATTAGCGAAAAATTACTCACAATCCGCATCCGCAAAAATTACGCATCCGTCCTGAATCCGCAAAAATTGCGCACTCACTAAGCGTTCAATCGCCTTAGTTACGCGGTAGGCGCGCTTGTCGCGGCCCCCACCCTGCACGAGTTGAGCACTGGCCGCCTCGATCAATTCCACCTGCGGTACGCCATCCGCGCCCAATCCGTATAAATCGCGCAGTACATTGAGCACCAGCGACCCCACGTCGCCGATCTTTTTATCCGGCGCGGCGGCTTTAGGCGGCGCGAAGTCGCCGTACTCGACGATACAACTGGTTATATCGTCGCCGTCCTCGTCCGCACCGAGCACCACATCTAGCAGCTTGAAACCAAACTGCGCACCGTCCCTGCCATCTTTTAGTTTTGTGACCTCAACGCAACGGTTGTTGTCAAAGCGCGTTACCTCCAGCTCCACGTCCGCCGCAGCCCGCAGCCCAGACCAACCGCGCGCGCCCTTGCTAGCATCTTTGCCCGAGTGGTGCACCAGCAGCACCAGCGCGCCGCCAGCGGCCTTGCCGATGTGTTTGCAATGCCCGAGCGCGCGGCCGATGTCCTCGCCTGCATTTTCGTTGGCGCCAGGGGTCACTTGAGCGAAAGTGTCCATGACGATCAGATCGTAGGCGCCTGCGGCTTTGATATCGGCGACCAGCGCCTTGACGCTGGCCGGGTCGATGAGATTTGGCGTCACGTCGCTGATAATGTTTATATTGAGCTCCGACGGCGGTATCGCGTATTGATGGCAATACGCTTGCATCCGCAAGTTGAAGCCCCCCACGCCCTCCGCCACTACATAAAGCACCCTGATAGCGCGAGGCACTTTGTGCCCGTTCCAATCCTGCCCCATGGATAGCGCGGCGCACATGTCGAAAGCCAAAAACGACTTGCCGGAGCCGGATTCCCCAAATAGCACCCCGAGTTGCGCATGGGGCAACACGCCTTTGATAAGCCAGGATACGGCACGCACCTGCGCCATAAAATCCGCCGCAGAACGGATTTTGAAATGCCCTCCGGTGGGAGTGGCCGGTTCAGGAATGATTTCGAAGTCGTCAGCACGTGCGACGTCTAGTCCTAGATCTACGCCGTGCGACGCCGCCTGACGCACTAATGCACGCGCAGTAATAGGACGGCCCCCCGACTGGCCAAACGACGTCCAGCGGGCCTCCAGCGCCTCACGGCCAGGGTACTTACCGGACAAGGCGGACCACGCGTCCCAAAGGGCAAAGCCATCGCCCAGCGTCTCGTGGTGCAGCGCCATGCCAATGTGTAGCCAATCATCGTGCCCACACTCGGGGTCAAGTACGGCCAGGCACTGGTTAATCTGGTCCTCAGACAAACCGATAATGGGTTCCGATTCGGCGGCATACCCGTCATGCGAGAGTGCGCGGGCAAAGCGGGTGCCATGGAGTTGCATCAGTGCAGTGGACGGCGGCGCGATAACGTTCTCGCATGCGGTCAGCTCGGTAATATCCAGCGCGTTACCAGTAACCGTCACAAAACCGCGAGACGAAAACGTTTCGAAGCCGATAGGCTGCTCGCGAGTGCCGTGCGACTTGCGATTGCCGAGTTCGCCTGTGATAAAGGCCCGGATGCCGGTGCCGGACGGGCTGTACTCCGCGTAGGTGCCCGCGATGGCCGCTTCGACCTCCGGCGCAATACCTGACGCAGTAACGCAATCATCGAAGTCCAATGCGGTGACGTTGCCGCCGTCTAGCAGCGCCACGCCCACGCCGCTATAGCCCCGGCGGATCGCCGCTTGCAGCGCCGCTTCGAAGGTGGTGAGCTGTGCTCTGTCTTGGGACGCCCCGTTGACACCGAAACGCCTGGAGCCGTTGGCGTAGTACGGGATTTTTCTCGGCTTCTTTTCGCCCTCGATGGATTCGTAGCGCCAGATCAGCCAGGATTGTAAAGCGCGGAGCGGGGCCGGAACATGCATGCCCGCCAGGTGGGGAGTGATGTGATTGACGGCGGCGCCCATGCGTCAGCCCTCGCCGAATTGCGCGGGCAACACCACCAGGTACTTAGGCGGCGCAAGCCTGGCGCGCGGCACTCCGTAGATGGCTTCGATCTCTGCGACCCGGCCAATGGGCACGTAACCTTGCAGCGCCCACTGCTGAACGGCCTGGTATGAAACGCCCAATTCACGGGCGACGGCAGAGATTGATCCGGCGAGCGCGATGGCCTCAGCAATGCCGGAAAGATTCGGGTTGTGCATATATCCTCCTGTAGATGTCCGAAGGATAGCGCGATAGGGGAGTTGACCACAAGCAAATTAAAGTACAAGTATTTACTTGCATTTGCTTGTGGGGGGTGTGTATGATGACTCATCGAAACGAACAACGCACCGGGAGAATCAAAATGAGCTACGCAATCACCCACGGGTATGATCTAAAAGATGAGTTTAAGGCCGACGGTGCTGTATTTGACAAGGATGCTAAGGCGTGGATTGTGTCGGATGAGATGTTTGCGAAGTATGACGCCAGAACATCAGCATGGTCGGGGAGGTGGTGGTCCGCATGGCAAAAATGCGGAAAAACAAAAATCGCATGAGCCACGCAATGCGCGCCAAGTGAATGACGAAATGCATTGCTCGGCGTGTGGGCTGGTGTCCGATTATCCCGAGCTTGATAAGCACTTGCCAGAACCAGTCGTCAAAATGGGTCTACCTATACCAATCCCGCAGGAAGTGCGGGACGGGCTGCAGAGGCTTGGCGTTCTGGTTTAATTTTACCCGCCGACGCCTGGCGGACCATCCAGGCCATTATTTACAGCACTGCGCACAAACTAAGGAGTACCGGAAATGGCGATAGACCCTAAGTGGTATCAGAGCGACATGTCGCTATTTGAGTTCGCGGAGATGATATCCGCGTTTCGCGCGTCGAAGGATGCAAGCCTACAGAAGGGGGAACGCAAACTTGCGGAAGCTAAGTTTAAGCCGCGTATCAAAAAGCAAGCCGCTGCCAGAAAACGCAAGCTCGCGAGCGACGCACGCAAGTTTCCGAAGTTTTCGGAAAAGTACACAGCGTCGCTCGCGACGTACCAGAACGCCGAGGGCGAGCGCAGTAGCCCGCTGCTTACACAAGAGTACATTAGGGCGTACTACGCGCTTAACAGCTTACATTTTAAGGAGTAGCGGAAACGATGGGACCGATCAAATTTAAAGACATGACGCCTGAACAGCGTAGCGAGATTGTCGAGGCGCTGGTTGCTGATCCGGTAAGCGTGGAGTTTTATCAGCCGGACGGGGTGTGGCTGATAAAACGCAACTCGTCTACCCACTTTATTCACCCGAGCAGCTGCTACCGCATCAAGCCCCGCCAGCTCGTCATTCCTTGGGACGTTCTGCGGTCCGATATTGTGGCGGTGGCGATGGACGCGGATGGCTGGGTGCACGCATATACCTCGGTGCCCACGCCAGACCATAGTGCGTGGTCGAGCATGAGCGCCGAGGCATGCAGCCTCCGATGTCTCAACATCAACACGATCGGAGTCAACTGGCGCGAATCGCTGGTGATGCGTCCGGGGTATGAATCCGCTGCGAAAGGGGAATGACATGTACACAACAACAACACTAAAAGCCCTCCGAGATGCTGGCGCTTGTTTTGAAGGCTACAACCGAGTTGTGCGCATGCTACAAAACGCATCCTTTACAAGAGGGGACGCAGCGCGAGAGTCATACATCATCTTCGCGCATAAAGAGCCAATCAGTTTGGTTGATATTTGTAATAGCAACGGTTTAGATAATGCGCTGTGGGCACTCCGTTCCGTGCCTGATATCGAACGCGATTGCCGGTTATTTGCAGTTTGGTGCGCTCGACAAGTCGAACATCTGAGCACCGATCCACGCGTAAAAGCATGCAATGATGAGGCTGAAAAGTTTGCTAACAACCAGGCAACGCAGGCGGAGGCTAGGGATGCCGGGGATGCTGCTGGGGCTGCTCAGGCTGCTGCTCGGGCTGCTGCTGCGGCTGCTGCTGAGGCTGCTGATGCTGCGTATACTGCGTGTGCTGCTGAGTATGCTGCTGCTGATGCTGCGTATGCTGCTGCGTATGCTGCTGCTGATGCTGCTGCGCGTGCTGCTGAGGATGCTGAGGCTGCTGCTGATACTGCTGAGGCTGCTGCTGATGCTGCTGATGTTGCTTATGCTGCTGTTAGGCGCGCGCAATCGGAGATGTTTATTAAGATGTGCAATGGTTTGGCCCCATGGCAAGAGGATGGCGAGAAATGACTGATTACATCAAGCAAGTGGCTGAGGCCGATCAAAACCTAGTGGAAGCGCTAGAAGCCCTGATGGAATGGCAGGTGAAGAACGTGCGCGTTTGGCACAACAATGCATACGATCAAGCCTTTGCGGCGCTCGCTAGTTGGAAGGCTACGCGTGCCAGCGTGCCGGGGCCTGAACCTGTGGCTTACGTATCTGAAAAATGTATGATTTGGCTAAAAGTCAATGCGGAACCCCTGCATACGATACTTTATTTTGACGGGCATACTCACGCATTTGGTGGAGATACAGTACCACTCTACTCCTTCCCACCGGACGCACAGGCCGAGGTTTACCGGCTTAATACCGAAGCCGAAAAGCGCGAAGAATTCATCGAGCGACTGATTGCGGCCCGGCATGTTGAGTTGATGCGGGCGTCGGAAGCCACAATTGACGCTTGCCGAAGATTTGCCTATCCATTAACAGATTTATCCGGTGTTTATGCAAAGCCAATCGTAAACAAGGTAGAACAGGAGCGCGGAGAATGACCACAAAACATGAAGCGATGCGCGAGGCGCTAGAATTAATCGTAAGCCTATATTGGAAGGATGAATGGGTTTTCGTAGAACGAGAGATGCAAATGATCGAAGAGGCGGCAGAATATGCCCTCGCAATGCCAGATGATAAAACCCGAGAGGAATCCTCGTTAGTTGTTCCTGCTGGATGGCGCGATGATGTTGAACTGGCAGCGCAAATGCTTACATGGGGGCAAGACGAAGGCTTTACTGCTCAACAGTCGAGAGAAGTTGCAGCACATCAGAAAAAACTGTTTTCTATGCTCGCCGCAGCCCCGCAACCAGAGGATCAGTACGGCCCCGACATTGATTACCTCATCGCCAGCGTGCCGAAGTCTGAGCCGGTAGCGCGGTGCCGAATGCGTAAGCACAGGGCGCAATCAAAAGTACACAAGTAAAACACTTGCATTTGCTTGTAGCGATGTGTATATTGAATGGGCTTAACCAAGAGGACGGACAAATGAGCATCGAAAAACTGATCGCAGATCAAACCGCAGCCCTTGAAGCAAACACCAGCGCGGTTAAAGAACTTACCGCCGTGTGGCTGCAACTGCGGGCGCGCGCAGGAAGCGTAGCCCTAGACGAAACAGCGGAAGTAACTGCGGGCGGCGTGAAGTTGGAAGGAGCGCGCGCTGCGAAGCCGGAAGCAAAAGAGCAGTCTACTAATTCGCAAACCTTGCCCCCGGCTTCGAAAATGGTGGATACAGCCCCCCCAGCGGATGATGTTGGGTTCGCCGAAGTGCGGGAGCTGGTGATCTCTTTAAGTCGTACGCATCGCGACCAGATTAAAGCGATCAACGCGCAACACGGTATCGCCAAGTTGTCAGTTCTGCTGACCGACGAAAATGACTTTGGCAGCGTAAACGACCGGGCGAAGTTAAACGCGGTGTACGCCGATCTCCTGGCGTTGGAGGTATAAGACATGGCGCATGCTTTTCTAAGCCCGAGTGGGGCTCCCGCCTGGCTCCGCTGCCATGCAAAGGTGTGGCGTGAAAAAGAATTCCCCGACACTAGCAGCGCATCGGCGGATGAAGGCACGGCGGCGCACTTCTTGCGTGACTTGTGTCTTTGCACGAATGTTGATGCGGGGGCCTATATTGGCCGCGCTATTGGTGTTTGGCCGGATGGCGCTGACTGGTGGACGGACGGATTTCCAGTGCCCCCGGCTAGATTTACTGTTGACGCCGAAATGGCCAAGTATGTCCAGTCCTCGGCGGATAGCGTGCGCCGGGCCGCCAATGGGGGCGCATTGTACTCCGAACAGGAGCTGAGCATTACCAGCATTACCGGCGAGGCGGAGGCGACCGGTACTAGCGATGCGGTGATTGTATCCGATACCGAACTGATTATTGACGACCTGAAATACGGAAAGGGGCTACAGGTCTTCGCGGAGGAAAATGAGCAGCTCTTGATCTACGGCGCCGCAGCGCTGGAAGAGTTTGACGTGCTCGGCGATATCAAAACGCTTCGCATGCGCATCAGTCAGCCACGCCTCAATCATGAAGATGAATGGGTGCTGCCGGTGGAAGAAGTGCAGCGGCGCGTGATTGGGATTCGTCAAGTTGCCGACAAGATCATGTCGGGGCCGGACGGCCTGGAAGCAACGCCAGGTGAAAAGCAATGCCGATTCTGTAAAGCGAAGGCGTCTTGCGAAGAATATAGAAATTTCGTACTCGGCGCGGTGGCTGACGACTTTGTTGACCTGAATCGCGGGGAGACTCTGATCAGTCCGCAAGATGTGGAGCGCGTACTAGCCAGCGCCTACGGCGTAGCACCGGGCGCGGTGACTATCGACAGCGGCGACTTTCCGGTTCGTTTTGCAGTGGCCAAGCCGTCAATCGTTCCGCAGCTCGCCAGCGCGGAAGAGCGTATCACTAATTCTGACGACCAGCACCTGGCGACGTGCATGGACGCCCTGGACATGGTCGAGGGTTGGTGCAAAGCGGTGCGCGCTGAGGTCGAGCGCAGGCTGCTGGCGGGTAGCTTTAGCGATAGCCGGTACAAGCTGGTCGAAGGGCGCAAGGGCGCGCGCGGTTGGCTTAATGTCGACGAAGCTGAGGCAGCGCTAAAAGCAATGCGGCTAAAGGTCGATCAAATGTACGACTTCAAGGTCAAGACGCCGCCAGCGCTTGAAAAGGTCATTGCCGCCGCTAACCCGCGTAAGTGGGCGAAGTTGCAACCGCTAATCGGCCAGACGCAAGGCAAGCCAAGCGTAGCGCCCGCCAGCGATAAGCGCCCCGCGCTACAACTGGCAATCGCAGAACAATTTGAAGTAATTACCGACGACTTAATTTAAAGGGATCACCAAATGAAAACTACCGTAAACAACGTGCGCATCGCATTCCCGGATATCTTCGAGCCGAACAAAGACGGAAAATTTGCAGCCGGCTTTATCTTGCCGACGGATCATAAAGGCCTGGCAGCTGTGGAAGCTGTGTGCGAAGAAGTTGGTAAGGCGAAGTGGGGCGCGAAGTGGCCGCAGATGAAAAAGCAACTGGCCGCTGCCGACATGGGCCTGATCCACAACGGCGACGCCAAAGCGACTTATGAGGGCTATGAAGGCAATCTGTTTTTCAACGCCAGCAACAAAGTTCGTCCGACGGTGGTCAACCGCGACCGCAGTCCGCTGACGGCGCAAGACGGCGTAGTTTACAGCGGTTGTTTTGTTAACGTGATTATCGACGTGTGGGCGCAAGACAACGAGTACGGCAAGCGGATCAACGCGCAGTTGCAAGGCGTCCAGTTTTTCAAGGACGGCGACGCGTTCAGCGGCGGGGGTACGGCGGCGGATGCGGGTGACTTTGATGAAATCGCCGACGGCGCAGACGCGGATGATTTAGTCTAATGGCCTTGCTCCTTATCACTATTTCAGATCGCCCGGACGGTACGGTTGAAATCGGTTTGAAAGTTGAACCGCCGATGCAACCGGGCCAAAAGGACGCTACGCGCGCTCAAGTGCTCGCCGCCGCCGCGCTCACCGCGATTGAGATCGAAATGAAAGACGGCCCCGATTTGATTATGCCCCCTGCCGGGCTAATCCTCAATTGAACCCGCGCCCTGACGACAGGGCGTTTTTCATAGCGTGCTTTGCGGTACGCTATGAAAAACGAAAGGCTAATAATGACTGCATATTACAACGAGATTGACCCATATGCTGCCCAATGGCTGCGCAATCTAATCGCTGCCGGGCACATTGCGCCCGGTGTAGTTGATGAACGATCAATTCAGGACATTACCCCCAATGAACTCGAACAATACACACAGTGTCATTTCTTTGCAGGAATCGGGATCTGGTCCCTCGCTTTACGTCGTGCCGGTTGGCCCGATGAGCGCCCCGTCTGGGCCGGCTCATGCCCTTGTCAACCTTTCAGCGCGGCAGGCGCGGGAGCTGGGTTTGATGACGAGCGGCACCTTTGGCCTGACTGGTTCCACCTCATCGACCAGTGCCGACCTAGCGCAATCTTTGGTGAGCAGGTTGAAGCCGCAATTAGACATTCTTGGCTCGACCTTATACAAACTGACTTGGAAGCAATCGGTTACGCCTGCGGGGCGGTCGGTTTCCCTGCTGCGGGTGTCGGTGCGCCGCACATACGACAACGACTTTATTGGATGGGCAACTCCGGTTGTGAGAGATTACCGAAACAGCGGGGGCGACGGGACGAATCCGAGAGATGTGCCGAGACAGACCGGCTTAGTAGGGTGGCCGACTCCGATAGTAAACGACCTAACGGGCAGCACTCACTGTTACAGCGGCAAGCACCCGGATGGCACAAACAGGATTTGCTACAAATTGCCAGGGACTACGAAACTAGTGGATGCTGGAGTCCCAGCCCGATTATCGGCAACTGGTGTGATGCTGACTGGCTACCTTGCCGGGATGGAAAGTGGCGGCCAGTTGAACCCGGCACATTCCCGTTGGCTCATGGGGCTACCTCAAGAGTGGGACGACTGCGCGCCTACGGTAACGCGATTGTCCCGCAGCAAGCCGAAGCGTTCATAAGAGCGTACCTCGATGCTAGAACCATGGGCTGATCTAGTATGGCTACCCCCCTATACCTAGATACAGAAACGTTCTGCGAAGTGCCGATAGCGAACGGTACGCACCGCTATGCCGAAAGCGCTGAGATCATCATGTGGCAATGGGCTGTCGGTGACGGTCCGGTGATCGTGCGCGACGGCGATGAGAACATTGATGATCTGCTGGCGTTACTGGCCGATTCGCAATACGAGATCGTGATTCACAACTCAGCGTTCGACCGTACTGTGATGCGCCACAACGGCATTACGATCCCGGTAAACCGCATTTTCGATACGATGATCTGCGCACAGGCGCATAGTCTGCCCGGTGCGCTAGGGCTGCTGTGCGAAGTACTGCGTTTGCCGACGGACAAAGCGAAGGACAAAGAAGGCAAAGCGTGGATTCAGCTTTTCTGCAAGCCCCAGCCGAAGGGCCGCAAGCTGCGCCGCGCGACACGCGAAACGCACCCGATTGAGTGGCAACGGTTTCGCGAGTACGGAAAGCTGGATATCGTTGCCATGCGCGAGGTGTATAAAAAACTGCCCCGCTGGAACTACAAGATCGGACACGCGGAGCATGATTTGTGGTGCTTAGACCAGCGCATTAATGATCGCGGCGTACTGATGGACCTAGAGCTTGCGCACTCTGCTATTCGAGCTTGTGCCCGGGCACAGGAGATCCACGGCGCCGACGTGGCGCGGCTGACGGATGGTGCAGTACAGACGACCGGGCAGCGCGACAAAATGCTTGGATTTATCCTGGAAGCGCATGGGGTGCTGTTGCCCGACTTAACCGGCAGCACGCTTAAGCGCCTCGTCAACGATCCAGATTTACCTGCTGAACTACGCGAACTGCTAGCGGTGCGC